AGCACAAACTGTGGCTTGAAGATAAGGATGGTGGAGAGAAGGCAGACCTTACGGAGGCAAACCTTACGGGGGGCAGACCTTACGGAGGCAAACCTTACGGGGGCAAACCTTTCTTGGGCAGACCTTTCGGGGGCAAACCTTACGGGGGCAAACCTTACGGGGGCAAACCTTACGGAGGCAAACCTTACGGGGGCAAACCTTGACTTTTCTTGTCTTCCCTTGTGGTGCGGAAGCCTGAAGGCCGACTTTGATGACAGGCAGCTGAAACAGATTGCCTTCCATCTTGTAAAGTCCGGGCTGAACAGCAACAACGCAAGCAAAGAGACAAAGGCGGAGCTGGAAAAGCTGATAGACTTTGCAAACGGTTTTCACAGGGCAGAAGAATGCGGAACAATCTTCGTCGAAAAAAAGGAGAATGACGATGGCAAACTTTAATTTCAACAAGGCAATCCTGGGAGGCCGCATGACGGCCGATCCCGAACTGAAGCAGACGAACAGTGGCGTGGCGGTTACGACCTTCTCCGTTGCCGTCAACCGCCGGAAGGGCGGCGAGGCCGACTTCATCAACTGCACCGCATGGAGGCAGACGGCGGAATTTATCACGAAATACTTCCGCAAGGGAAGCTCCATCTGCGTCACGGGAGCGATTCAAAACCGCACGTGGACGGATCAGAACGGGCAGAAGCGGTATGCAACGGAAATCGTTGTAGACGAGGCCGCCTTCGTTGACGGCAAAAACGATGGACAACAGGCTGACGGCTTTGCACCCGATCCTATGCCGGAGGAGCCTCTTGAGGTTTTGGCAAACGATGATGACCTTCCCTTTTAAGGAGGAACGGCCATGAGCAAATATGGCAACAAGAAAATCACAAAAAACGGCGAAATCTTTGATTCTCACAAGGAATACAGACGATACTGTGCATTGCTCCTGCTTGAAAGGGCGGGAGCAATCACAGACCTCCGCAGGCAGGTGAAATACGTCCTGATCCCGCAACAGAGGGAGTATACCGGGGAAACCGACAGAAAAGGCATTCTCAAGAATGGAAAGGTGATCGAAAGAGAATGCAGCTATGTCGCCGACTTCGTTTACAAAGAGGACGGAAAGCTCGTTGTGGAGGACACCAAGGGCGTCCGTACAAAGGACTACATCATCAAGCGGAAGCTGATGCTCTTTGTTCACGGCATACGCATTCGGGAGGTGTGAAGAGTGCTGGTTGTTTTAAAAGTGAAAGGCACGGACAACATCATCGGGTTAAAGGAAGACATTGCCGCCCGCCTTGAGGATGTGGCGGACATCGAAAGAATCGACATATACGAAGAAAGCGAGGAAGAAGAGCATGGCAAAACTGAAAGACGTGAAAAAGCTCGTGAAATTCATTCTTGAAAACGATGAAAAGGCAAGAAACAGCGACAACTACCTGTATTTCATGGTGATCAATCTGCTGGCGGACAAGAACAGCATTGACATTTCCGCCATCAACATTGCCTCCTTCCTGCTGAATGCGAAGGCATATCCGTTCCCGCCCTTTGAATCGGTGCGGAGAGCCAGGCAGAAGGTGCAGGAGGAATTCCCCCACCTGGCGGCAAGGGAGACGGTACAGGGTTTCCGTGCGGAGAATGAGACGGCATACAGAGAGTTTGCGAGGGGCTGACGACAATGGCTGAAGTGAAATGGATCAAGATAACGACAGACATATTTGACGATGAAAAGGTTCTGCTGATCGAGAGCCTGCCGGACGCATACGCCATTATAACGGTTTGGTTCAAGCTTCTCTGCCTGGCCGGAAAGCAGAACAACAGCGGCGTTTTCCTGCTTGGCCGCTTGCCGTATACAGACAAGATGCTGGCGACCATCTTTCGCATGAAGGAGTCCACCGTGGCCATGGCCTTGAACACCTTTGAGGAATTCGGAATGATTGAAATTGTTGACGGTGTTATCACGATTCCGAACTGGAACAAGCACCAAACGCTCGATTCATACGAAAAGAAAAAAGAACGGGATAGGCTGTACAAAAGGGAAAGACGGGCGGCGCAAAGGGCTTTGATTGGGCTGTCGTCGGACGAGTCGTCGGACAGTCAGCCGACACGTCTGCCTGACGTCGCTATTTCAGAAGAAGATAAAGATAAAGAAGAAGATAAAGATGTAGATAAAGAGATTAAGAATATAAAAGAGAGAAGGCCGATTCGCCATAAATATGGCGAATACAACAATGTGCTTCTCTCTGACGCTGACCTTGAAAAGCTGAAAAACGAATTCCCGCAGGACTGGCAAGGTCGGATTGAAAACCTGTCCTCCTACATAGCAAGCACGGGGAAATCCTATAAAAACCACCTTGCTACGATTCGGAATTGGGCAAGGAAGGAGACGGAACGGCAGACGGCGAAGCCGGCGGCACGTTCAACGGGCGGGAATCCGTTTTTAGACCTGGCAAAGGACGAAAATCTATTCTGACGGAGGCTTTCGATGACAAGAGAAGAGACAATCAAAGTGCTGGCCATCTTAAAGGCGGCCTACCCGAACAGCTACAAGAATATGTCAAAGGAGGAGGCAAACGGTACGGTGTCCGTTTGGGCGATGCAGTTTGCCACATATCCGCCGGAGCTTGTGATGATCGCCATAAACAAGCTGATCAGCTCCTCCCCTTTCCCTCCTGCCATCTGCGAGGTGAAGGACAAAATCGGCGGAATGTATTGGGAGGTGTGGGGCATCTTGAACGAGGACAGAGCGAACGGCAGAATGCTTACGGACGAGCAAAGGGCGATGTACCACCGCATGATGGAAACCATAGAGACGATACGCAACAATCCGAAGGCAGAGCCGGCCATTACTGAACTGATGGGCGGAGGCAATCGGGCATTGATAGGAGAAAGAACATGATAAAAGATTCGGGAAACAGACGGCAATTTGACACGGGTGCCGTCCGAGATATGCAGGAAGGCAAAGGCCGGATGGACTTGCTTCCGTGGGCGGCTGTGATGGAGGTTTCCAAGCACAGCGAGGCCGGCGCAAAGAAATACGGCGAACACAACGTGGACAAGGGCATTCCTCTTCATTCGCTGTGCGATTCCGCCGCAAGGCATTTGGCGAAGTTTATGGACGGCTGGAAAGACGAGCCTCACCTTCTCGCCGCCGCATGGAATTTGCTGTGGGCGATACAAATGCAGATCAAGCACCCGGAGCTGTGCGACCTTCCCGTTTGCAACGATTTGGAAAGGGGCGATATCGAATGAAGGCACGTATCCCATTTCGCCCATCGAACCGACAGCGTGCGGCGATGGAGGAGGAGATTGACCGCCAGCTGGCCGTGAACACAAGGCGGATGAATGCAGACCTTTGTGCGATTTTCCTTTGGTCGCTCCGTGAAAGCGAGGGCTGGGGAAAGAAAAAGCTGACAGAGGCAGCCGAGCATTTTCTTGACGGCGTTGAGAGGCTTGCACGCCACTACGAAATGCACGAGGATGATGCCGCCTGGCTGTGCAAGCATCAGCTGAAGGCTCTCGGCGTTGACGTTGACAAGATCGCCGAGGGGAAGTTTGTGCAGTGGGAAGGGTGATATATTTGGATGCTGAACGATGGTTGGAACAGTTTGCAAAGCTGGACGAGCTGATGGAAGGCAAGAGGGCGGAGATCGAGAGGGTGAGAGCGGCTGCCTATAACACGGTGGGCGGTATGGACGGAATGCCTCATGCGCCAGGGATATCCGATAAGGTGGGGAGCCTGACGGTGAAGCTATTGGTTCTTGAAGAGGAGCTGAAGCAATATGAAGACCGCAAAAGTGCTATGCTGGACGTGCTTCAGATGCTTCCGGCCAACGAATATGGCGTACTGCATCGTGAATATGTGCGGCATATGAAACAGAGACAAATTGCCGAGGGAATGGGCTACAGCGAGAGACAAATTTCCCGAATTAAGAAAAATGGCCTGAAATTACTGAAAGATGTCCTGAAATGTCCTTGAATGTCCGACCTTAAAGTGGTATAATGCTATCATGAAATAAGTCCGAAAAGCATCTGCCGGTTGCCGGTGGGTGCTTTTTTGCATTGAAAACCTATTGCATAGGTTGATAGAAGCAAGGCACCACCGCACACCATGGGCGGCAAATACCTTATACCTCCGGGGCGGCGTGTAGTGCGCCGCCTATGGTGCCTGCATCATGATATAGAAAGGGGCGAGAGTATGCTTACGCAAAAACAGGAAGCCTTTGCACAAAACATTGTGGCCGGAATGAATCAAGCGGATGCTTACCGCTCGGCCTATCCCAATCAGAGGATGTCTGACAAGACTATTTGGGAATCGGCGTGCAGATTGTCCAAAAATCACAAGGTAATTGCAAGGATTGCGGAACTACGGGACCAGCTGGCCAAGCCAACAATTATGACAGCGCAGGAGCGGCTGGAATGGTTGAGCGAATTGATCAAGAGCGATGCGGAGACCACGGGCGACAAGCTGAAGGCAGCCGACATCATGAACAAGATGCAGGGCGAATACATACAAAGGGTCGAGGCCGAGGTGAAGAACGAGGTCACGATTCAAATTGAATTGAGCGATGACGAATGAAGGTACACATCAAGATATCCAAGAGGGTATTCAACGATGTGTACCTTCCTTATTTGGATAACGAGGACAGATACCTTGTCTTCTACGGTGGCGGCTCTTCGGGGAAGAGCTATTTTATTGCCCAGCGGTTCATCTATATGCTGATTCATCCGAGGCGGTGCAATCTGCTTGTGGTGCGTCAGACGGGCGATACCAACCGGCGAAGCACGTTTCCTCTGCTGAAGCAGGTCATATCAAACTGGAATCTCTCGGAGCATTTCAAGATAAACGAGAGCGATATGCGGATACGGTGCAGGCTGACGGGCAATGAGGTTGCCTTTGCCGGTCTTGATGACGTTGAGAAGATCAAGTCCATCACCTTTGAAAACGGAGAGCTGACCACCATATGGGTAGAGGAGGCCACAGAGTGTCAGGAGGCGGACATCAACCAGCTGAAGGTACGTCTGCGTGGCGGTAAGTCCAAGAAGCAGATGGTGCTGTCCTTCAACCCGATCAACATTCAGCATTGGATCAAAAAGCATTTTATCGATAGCGGACTGGCGACAGTCTGCTTTTCTACGTATAAGGACAACAAATTCCTGACAGATGATGACCGCAAGGCATTGGAAGAGCTGAAGGACATTGACGAATACACCTACGAGGTCTATTGTCTCGGCAAATGGGGCATTCTCGGCAAGACGGTCTTTGATGCCAGGGCGATACAGAAGCGGCTTGACGCCATTCCAAAGGCGATCAAAACGGGCTATTTTCTCTATGACTATGACGGCCTGAAGATTACCAACATCCAATGGAAGAACGACAAGGACGGCTTTATACGCATATATCGGATGCCGAATATGCCGGAGTTTACGGAATATTGCATCGGCGGCGACACGGCAGGAGAAGGAAGCGACTTCTTTACAGGCCATGTGCTGGATGCCAAGACCGGCGATCAGGTGGCGGTGCTGAAGCATCAGTTTGATGCTGACCAGTACACACGCCAAATGTACTGTCTCGGAGTGTATTTCAAGAACGCCTTAATCGGCATTGAGGCGAACTTTGACAGCTATCCAATCATGGAGCTTCAAAGGCTTGGCTATCCGAGGCAGTACACGAGAGAGGCGCAGGACACCTACACGGGCAAGACCGAGAAGCGGTTTGGCTTTAAGACAACCAGCCTGACGAGGCCGACCATCCTCTCACGGTTGATCGAGATTGTGCGTGAGCATTGTGACACCATCAACGACAAGGCCACACTGGAAGAGCTGCTGACCATCATCCGCAACGAGAAGGGGCGCATCGAAGCTCCCGAAGGCGGACACGATGACATGATGATGGGGCTGGCCATCGCTCACCACATACGAGAGCAGGTTGTCTTCCCTCAAGAGGTGATCGAGGTTCATCCGCAGTATCGCTTCAACGTGGAGAGAGAAGGCGCAGTACAGTATGACTACGGCGAGGCTATGACCGTGGTGTAAGGAGGAAGCATGACAATATTGCTTATATTGGCCATCGGTGCTGTGAACGTGGCCTGCTTTCTGATTGGCGCAAAGGTTGGCCAGGCGGTCAGCAAGGGCGAGAAGGTGGAGATACCTTCCCTGAACCCCGTGAAGGCCATACAGGAGCAGGAAGCAAAGCGAGAGGCACAGAAGGAGCAGGAGAGGCTTGACGTCATCCTGCGCAATATAGAGGCCTATGACGGCACGAGCCGAGGCCAGGAAGATATCCCACGGAGGTGAAGGATTGGATATTCAGGAAATCAAGGAAACCACAATATGGGAGTTGTACGAGAAGGGAAGAAACTATCACAGACAGACGGGCATTTACGTGGATACCGACAGAAACTATCGGATGTACAACGGCGACCAATGGGCAGGCGCAAAGCTTGGCGATGTGGAGCCGGTACAGAAGAACTTCATCCGCCCGATTGTAAAGTATAAGCTGTCGGTCATCCACGACAATTTGTACGCCATCAACTATTCCTCGCAGAACTATGAGAATCAGGAATTCCGCAAGCAGGCGGAACGGTACTGCGATATTCTGAACGGATATGCCGCCCGTATCTGGGAAAAAGACAAGATGGACGTCAAAGGACGCACCATCACAAAGGACGGAGCCATCAATGACGAGGGCATTCTATATATCGACTTCGACAAGGAGACGATGATGCCCGTCAACGAGGTTGTGAAAAAGAACGACATCTATTACGGAAACGAGAATGACGATGACATCCAAAGCCAGCCGTACATTCTGATCCGCAAGAGAATGCCGGTTGTCAATGCTATCGAGCTTGCCCTTGATATGGGCATGAGCGAGGAAAAGATATCCTACTTGATCGGCGATAATGATACCTTTGAGGAAAGCGGAGAAGCGGCCAAGCTGGAAGTAGACAACATGGTGACCGTGGTGTACAAGATGTACAAGAAGGACGGCACCGTGCATTTCTCCGTGGCCACAAGATGGTGTGACATTACCGAGGACGTGGATACGGGGCTTTCCCTCTATCCTGTAGCACATTTCAATTGGGAAGAAAGAGAGGGCAGCGCACGGGGAGAGGGAGAAGTGCGCTATCTGATTCCAAACCAAATTGAGGTGAACCGCACGGAAGTCCGCCGTGTGCTGACGGTAAAATACCAGGCCTATCCGCAGAAGGTTGTCGATATCAGTAAGATTTCCAATCCCCAGGCATTGAACACGGTCGGAGGCACGATCCGCACCAACGGTCAGCCCGTGGAGGACGTTCACAAGATTGTAGGCACCATACCGCCTGCACAGATGTCTCCCGATGTGAAACAACTTCAGGACGATTTGATCGAGGTGACGAGAACCCTTGCCGGTGCAGGTGATAGCGCAACCGGTCAGGTCAATCCCGAATCGGCTTCCGGCCGTGCCATCTTGGCCGTCCAGCAGGCCTCACAGGCTCCTATGACCGAGCAGAGAGAGCGATTCAAGGCCTTTGTTGAGGACGTGGCCAAGATATGGCTGGAATACCTGATCGTTTACTCCGAGAACGGCGTGAACATGGAAGAAAAGGTGACCGATCCGACCACGGGCGAAGAGACGGTGCAGGTGGTCAACGTGCCGCAGAGTGCCTTGCAACAGCTTCAGGCAACGGTGAAGATCGATGTGACGCCGAAGGGCGTTTACGATAAGTTTGCCCAGGAGCAGACCATCGAAAACCTGCTTTTGCAGGGCTTCTTCACCTCACAGAGAGTGAGTGAACTTGAAACCTACGCCGAGGTGCTTGACGATGACTCCGTTGCGCCGAAGATGAAGATTCTTGAGGCCATTGAGCGCATCAAGAAGGAACAGCAGAGAATCGCCATGATTGAGGCGCAGGCGCAGATGATGCAACAGAGGGCAACGCAATTCCTCCTCGGTGATCCTGACGAGCAATCCTCCATGATGGCTGATGCTATGATGCAATCGCAGCCTGCCGCAATGCCTGCGGAGGGCGAGGTGCCTGCCGAAGAAATGCCCGAAGAAGAGATACCCGAAGAACAAATGCCGATATAAAGTCCTGTTTTCGCAGGGCTTTTTATTATGACCAGGCGTGGAAGTCGTAAAAAGCTACGGAATACGGTGAAGCAAACACCAATCAAAAAAAATGGGAAGGAAATCATATGGAAAACAATGAAAACCTTGTGACCGAGCAGGTTGCTGAAAACGTGGAGCAGACCACAGAGCAAAGCCCGAAGACCTATACCGAGGCGGAATTTAACGCCAAGCTGGACGAGGTTTTGGGAAAGAAAATCGCCCGAAAAGAGGCCAAGATTCGCAAGGAATACGAGCGAAAGTACGGAGACCTTGAGAATGTGTTGAAGGCCGGAACGGGCAAGGATAGCGTTGAGGAAGTGACCGATACCTTCCGTGAGTTTTATGAGAAGAAGGGCATTCAGATTCAGAAGAATCCTGCCTTCTCGGACAACGACATCGAAAGGTTGGCAAAAGCTGATGCCGAGGATATCATCCAGTCCGGCTACGAAGACGTGGTGGAAGAGGTGGATCGCCTTGCAGACATCGGCGTTGGCAACATGACCGCAAGAGAAAAGGCCATGTT